CTACAATAGACCAATCTGATATCAAAGACCTCTTTAGTGGCTTAGAAGAAGCTTCTAAAGAGGCTAAAGTTGTGGAAAAACAACGTAAAGATTATGTTGAAACGACTTCTACAGATGTATCAAACTTAATTAAAGAATTAGAGGAAATCTCAAAAGAAACAAAAAGTGAGGCTCCTAGAATACCTCGTAAAAAAGGTCAACCAGCTGGTTCTGATAAACACTCAGATTTATACACAGACGAAAATCCAAAGGGAACTATTCATGGACTAAAATTTGCAACTGTTAAGGATGCAAAGGCTAGTGTAAAGAAAATAGATAACTCTGGTAAAACTCATGCACATAAAGTTCAGGCTGCCGTTGCAATGGAACAACGAGCAAGAGAAATGGGTAAAATTACTCAAGCCAATGTCTATCGGTCTTACATTGAAAAAATGAAAAAGATCACTAAAGAAAAAAGTAAAAAAGAAGAAACTATTAAATTAGAAGCACTTGAAGAAGTTTTAACAGAATTGGTAGTTGATATTGCTAAAGATATTGAAGAAGAAGAATTTGAAATTCTAGAAAAACTAGATGATAACCCAAAACCTATAGAAGTAAAAGAAGAAGTAAATCTTGTAAATAATGCTATTACGCATTTAGATGATAAGAAAAAGAAAAAACCATATATTAAAGAAGAGATAACTGATATCACATCTCTACGAAAAGAGTTTGATAATTTTAGGTCACTTATTTCACAACAAATTGCTTCTTCACAAATGTCTGGTGCTGGTGGTGGTGAAGTAAGATTAGAGTTTTTAGATGATGTTCAAAGAACTACTGCAAAAGTTGATGGTAAGTTTTTAAAGTTTGATTCATCTACTGGAAAATTTATTGGTGCAGATGCTGGAGGTAGTGCGGGTGCAGCTGATCTAACTGGGGAAACTCTTGCAAGTGGTATAACTGCATCGAGTATAACTACTTTTTCTTCACCTAATGGTCGTGTTCTATCACTACCAGATCAAACTGGTTTAATAAGTTTAGTGGGTGGTATAACAACGGCAGCTGATGATGATATTGTTTTAGATGGAATAGATAGCAGTGGTACTGGTGCAGGTAGTAGATTACTGTTAGAAGATGTTATGCAAGGTGACACTGGTAGTTTCCTATCTCAACATGGAGTAACATTTCTAGATAATAATGTATCAATTGCTGGTGAATTAAATATAACTGGTGATCTAACTGTTTCTGGAACTACAACTACAGTAAACCAAACTGTTTTTAACGTGACAGAAGCTTTTGTATTTGAGGGTGCAACAGCAGATGCATTTGAAACAACTTTTAGTATTGATGAACCGACTGCAGATAGAAAAGCATCGTTACAGGATAAAACAGGTACTATTGCATTATTGTCTGGATTTGGAATGGATGGAACTGATCTTAACTTTCAAAGAATAGTACTTGAAGATGATACTAGACTTTTATTAGAAGGAAGTGGTTTACAAAGAATATCTCTTGAAGATGATAATAGACTTTTATTAGAGGGTGATGATGCAGGATTATTACTAAATGAAAATTCTGAAACAGGTGCTACTGGAACATTACTAAATGAAGACTCTGAAACGTCTGTTGGTAATGAAGGAGACTTTATTGTTTTAGATACATCAGATAATGAAAATGATAGACTATTATTTGAAGATGGAACAACAGACCCATTGTCAGTTTTGGCTTCTCATGGTATTACATTATCTGGACAAGGTTGGAACGCATTCCAGTTCGATAATACCTAAATAGTAGACAAAGGAAAAAATAATGGCTATACCTACAACAAAAGCAACATTTAAAAGTTATTGTCTGAGAGCTCTAGGTTTTGGTGTTATTGATATTAACGTATCTGATGATCAAGTAGATGATCGTATTGATGAAGCATTACAGTATTTTGCACAATATCATTATGATGGTATTGAAAAGATGTATTTAAAATATCAAATAACCGCTGACGATATTACACGAGCATCTTCTAATGCTACAACCACAGCAACTGATTCTGTGGATAGTAGTGTTACTGCTACATTTTCTGAAGGTAAAGGTTTTATACCTATGCCATCTTCTGTAGTTTCCGTAATTCAAATATTTCCTTTTGATGATTCCGCAACAAATAATATGTTTGATATTCGTTATCAACTTAGATTAAATGATTTGTATGATTTTTCTTCAACATCAATAATTCATTATCAAATGACAATGCAAAATCTAGATTACCTTTCTCACATATTAGTGGGGGAAAAACCAGTAAGATTTAACCAACACCAAAATAGATTATACATTGATATGGATTGGGCTAATGACATTAGTGTTGGTGAGTATTTAATTATTGAATGTTATCGTAAAATAGACCCAGCAACATATACAGATATATTTGATGATATATATTTAAAGAGATATGCAACAGCTTTAATTAAAAGACAGTGGGGTGCAAACCTATCTAAATTTAATGGAGTTGCAATGTTAGGTGGTGTAACTATGAATGGTGAAACCATCTACTCCCAAGCATTAGAAGAGTTAGATAAGTTAGAAGAACAAATTCAATTATCATTTGAGACACCAATTGATTACATGGTAGGATAAAGATATGGCTGTCAACACCGCATTCCATACCAATAACTTACACTCTCTTGCAACAGAAAGAAGTTTGTATCAAAACCTAATTAAAGAGGCTATACAAATATATGGACATGATGTTTATTATGTCAATAGAACCACTGTTGCATTAGATAATGTTTTGGGGGAAGACACTCTTTCTAAATTTACTACTCAACATCCTATAGAGATGTACGTTGAAGATGCAGAAGGTTTTGGTGGTGATAAAGAAATCATACAACAATTTGGCTTAGAAAATCGTAACGAGATTACTTTTGTAGTTTCTAAAGAACGCTTTCAAGACATGGACAGTCAAATTACAATAGAAGATGCTACAGATACTAGTAGTGGTGGTTCTATTCTTTTAGAATCTGGTACTATAAGTCAAAGTGATAACTCTTCAGTTTTAACTTCAATAGGTGGAGATAATTTTTATATTCTCATGGACACAGCTACCACAGATGCTGATAGACCACTTGAAGGAGATTTAGTATACCATCCAGTATTAGCAAAAATGTTTGAAATTAGTTTTGTAGATCACGATGAACCATTCTATCAATTAGATAATAATCCTGTTTATAAACTTAGATGTAAACAGTACGAATACTCTGGTGAAATAATTGATACTGGTATTTCAACTATTGATGCAATTGAAGATGATTTAAGTGAAGATACCTCTCAGTATCAATTTACTTTAGAACAAACTTCTGCTTATAACGAAAGTATTGCACTTGAATTTAGCACTAATTTTACATATACAGATTCAGTATTGATGGAAGACAGTGATACTGTAGTGCACGAAGATGACTCAAGTTCTGTAGGTGAAAGTATTCTACTTGAAAATGCAGCAGATACAGGTAATCCACAGTACCTAATTTCAGAAGACTATATAATAGGTGATGGAGATACAGATAAAACAACACAAAACGAATTATTTGAAACCCTTGATGACACAGTTTTAGATTTTTCAGAAAGAAACCCATTTGGTGATGTAGGGAGTACATAATGTTAGGACAACAATTTTACCACGAAACGATAAGAAATGTCATAGTTGCATTTGGAACTATGTTTAACAATATACAGATAGTTCGTAAAAATAATAGTGGGGCTGTAATTCAAACTATGAAAGTTCCTTTGGCATATGGCCCAAAACAAAAATTTTTAGTAAGACTTGATCAAGACCCATCTGCATCAAATTCTACAGCTATAACTTTACCAAGACTAGGTTTTGAGATTGGGGCCCTTTCATATGATCCTGTTCGTAAAATGAATCGTGTTCAAAAATTTAAAAAAGTAAAATCTTCATCCAGTGACTCCAATAAACTTGATACTCAATATATGCCTGTTCCATATAATATGGATATTACACTATATGCAATGGCAAAAAATTCTGATGATGCATTACAAATTGTAGAACAAATACTTCCATATTTTCAACCAGATTATACATTGACACTCAATGACATGGCAGATATGGGAATTAAAAAAGATGTTCCTATTATTCTTACAGATGTTTCTTATGAAGATAGTTATCAAGGTGATTTTCAAGCAAGACGGGCAATAATTTATACCATGTCGTTTACTTCAAAATTTTTCCTATATGGGCCAGTTACATCTAGTAAAGTTATTAAAACTGTACAAGTGGATCAATATGCAAATCTACCAGAGGTTACTCCTACAAGAGAACAAAGATATACAGTCACACCAAGTCCAGTGTCTGCAGATGCTGATGATGACTTTGGATTTAATGAAACATCATCTTTCTTTGAAGATGCTAAAAACTTTGATCCAGTAAGTGGCACTGATGTTAGAAAATGAGAAACACAGAAGATATAATAAATGAGACACTTGGAATAATTAATCCAGTAGATAAAGCTATCGCTAAAAGTGCTGTGACTAAATCAAAAATTATACCACCAAATTCTAACGAAGACGATATTGAAAACGATTACAAATATCAAAGAGAAAATTTTTATGGTTTAGTTGAAAGAGGACAGGATGCGATTGATGGTATTTTAGAACTAGCAAAAGAAGGCGAACATCCACGAGCATATGAAGTTGCTGGTAATTTAATTAAACAAGTTGCAGAAGTAACAGAAAAACTTGGTGACTTACAAGAAAAAATGCGTAAACTAAAAGAAGTTCCAAACTCCGCACCTAAGAATGTTACCAATGCATTATTTGTTGGTTCTACTGCTGAACTACAAAAAATGTTAAAGGGAAAGTCAGATGGCTGAGGCTACCTATCTAGGTAATCCAAATCTTAAAAAAGCTAACGTACAACAAGAATGGACTAAAGAAGAACTTTTAGAATATTCTAAGTGTATGGATGATCCACTATACTTTATCCAAAACTATGTAAGGATTGTATCTTTGGATGATGGTTTAGTACCATTTAAGATGTATCCTTTTCAAAAAGAAATGGTTGGTACATTTCACAATAATCGTTTTACTATTTGTAAATTACCAAGACAGTCTGGTAAATCTACAACTATGATATCTTATCTGTTACATTATGCTTTATTTAATCCAAGTGTTAATATCGCAATACTTGCTAATAAGGCAGCGACTGCTCGTGACCTTTTAGGAAGATTACAATTAGCATATGAACATTTACCACACTGGTTACAACAAGGAGTTATGTCTTGGAATAAAGGAAGTCTTGAACTTGAAAATGGATCAAAGATTTTAGCCTCGTCTACTTCTGCTAGTGCTGTTCGTGGGGGTTCTTATAATATTATATTTTTAGATGAGTTTGCCTACGTTCCAAGCAATGTGGCAGAACAATTCTTTAGTTCAGTTTATCCTACAATAAGCTCAGGTAAAAGTACTAAAGTTATGATTGTGTCAACACCTCATGGTATGAATATGTTTTACAAGATTTGGACTGAAGCTGAAGAAGAGAGAAATAGTTATATACCAATTGAGGTTCATTGGAGTGAAGTTCCTGGCCGTGATGAAAAATGGAAAAAAGAAACAATTGCAAACACTAGTGAACAACAATTTAATACAGAGTTTGAATGTGAGTTTCTTGGTTCTATTGATACACTTATTTCACCATCAAAACTTAGAACACTTGCATATAAAAAACCAATACAATCTAATGCTGGTCTTGATGTTTATGAACAACCAAAAGAGGGTAATACATACCTTTTAACTGCTGACGTGTCTAGAGGAACGTCTAACGACTACTCAGCGTACATTGTGTTCGATGTTTCACAAGTTCCTTATCGTATTGTTGCAAAGTATAGAGACAATGAAGTTAAACCTCTTATATTTCCACAAAAAATATATCAAGTAGCTAGAGCATACAATCAAGCTTTTGTTTTAGTAGAGGTAAATGATATTGGTGAACAAGTTGCTAATGCTATGCAATATGAT